TAGAAAAAGTTATTGAAGATGTTGGTGATATAACCATAGCATGGCTAGAAAAACATAATGTTCCATATGACCATATTCATTTTGGAAAACCATATGCCTCATCTTATTATGTTGATGATAAGGCAATGACAATAGATAGCTTTTATGAATGGATGGAAGAAGAATGGACATAGGATTTTGTAAAGTAGGTAAATCCATCAAATTTAAGAGAAAAAATTATTCTCCAGTTGGTGGTGATAATGAAGCAAGTTGTGTTCTTCGTGCACTTGCAAACAATAACCCTGACAAGACATTTTATATTGTTGGCCGTTCAGATTATAACACTCTTGATGCTAAAGAAAAGTATGAATTGTTTCCGTATGACAATGTAATTGACATTTGGGAAGGTAGGACTGCTAAAGGTAATGGTGAAGCACACTATACTTATATTGTTGATTATCTAAAAAATAATAACATCAATCTTGCTACTACTGTTATGATGATGGGACAAATCGGAAATGTGACCATTCCAAATAAGATTGAAAAAATTAGAGAAACAGAAAGTGGTTGGGCTGCGGTTATTGATATGACTCGTGGTTATACAACTCCAATTTCAGTTTGGCTAAATGAATGCCGTCCGCATTATATTGAAATTACAAACGATCCTAGATATGTAATGAACCAATCAAGAGATATGATGCATATGCCTGCTATCTCATTAGGGCAATACTATTATACTTATACCGCAAATACAATTAAGTCATATGCAGACCAAAAGAATAGAGTTATTCATAATGTAGATTCAATTTATGCAGGGATGGAAACAGCATTCTGTATTGATTACGATTATACCAAAGATGTTAACTTTGACCGTAATGTTGACTTTATGGTTGTGTTGAATGAAGGAAAACCATCTCGTTATAAAATGCTTAAAGAATGGGTGCTTGACCATAATGATAACGTTGAGATTTATGGGAAATGGGATGAGGTGTATACCGAAAACGATTCAAGATTCAAAGGATCTATTCATATTTCAGATCTGCAACAAAAGTTGAATAATGTAAAATTTACTTTCATAATTCCTATTAAAGAAGGTTGGGTTACGTCAAAGTATATTGAGATGATCCATGCAGGTGTAATCCCATTCTTACATCCAACATATGACGATCAGAATCACACAGGAATTCCTGATTTCTTACGCCCAAAAACTCCTCAAGAAATGGCAGAACGTATTAAGATGCTTTCTGAAAGTCAATCAAAATATGAAACTGTTTTGAGAGGTTTGCGCAATCTGATTTTGAAACCTGAGTTCTATGACGGAACATATATTAATAATCAAATTATGACTGCATTTGATAAAAACTATATTGCGCCTGATTTGAATAATTTCCAAAAACAAGATGAGCCTACAGTTGGATTGGAGGAATTCTTCGGATGAAGAATATTGTTTTATTTACAACCCGTCCAATAACATCAAAGTATACTAAATCTTTGATTGAGCAAATGTGTATCCTAAAAGAATATCAAGATAAAGGATACGGAATTATTCTTGTAACGCCAAAGAAATCAAAAAAGAATATTGATTATATTGAAGAAGTTGCAGGAATCAAAATTAATCAACATATTTGCTACATAGATCATTACAAAGAAGTAATGATGAATCCGAAACCAATATATAATTCATGGTATGAATATTTAGAAAAAGAAACCCTCTTTGATGACTTGCAAAACGTAGAAGAAATAGTCATCTTTGGCGGAATGTTATCTGATGCAACAGGTCTTACTCGTGAAAAGAATCACTTTAATTTTCTCATGGGTACAAAAAGACAAATGAATTTTATTGCTAACGGTTCCTATATGACAGGTATGCTGCAGCTAATAAAATTATCACAGAATAAAAAAATACCTGTCCATGAAATCTGCTATGACCCATGTGAAAATAGCATTGACCAATTAGATTATAAACCATATAAGTATTATTGCTATCATGGTTATGATTGGTCTGATTATAATTTATTAAGACTTGACTCATTGCAGGCATATCTCGAAGGATTGCCTGAAGAAAACTATTTCTTTGAAGATCCACCTGAAAAAGAAATAGATCTTTGTGTTGGATTAACGGCATTGACTGAACACCGAGAAAAACAATATGATGATGTAATGGAAGGATTGGAATCAAATCCAAATATCAATAAGAAACTTTTCATTAGGCATAAAAGATTGGATATTGATACATTTGTTCCTCGTGATGTTTACATGGAATCAATTAAGAGATCTAGATATACACTGATGGTTCCACCTTATGACTTACAACACTTTTCTATTTACAGATTCCTAGAATCGGTGTATAATGACTGCATACCATTAATTACAAGTGATGTAAATATATCTGATTTTGTAAAATCTTTTAAGATTGATGAAAGTCTGATAAACAAATTGATAGTTGATTATAAAACAATCGGTAATAAGATTAATGAATTATCTGAAAAAGACCGAACTGAATTGCTTGAATATTTCAAGAGTGTGTGTTTGGTGAATGAAGAAAAACTTAAAATAGGATTTTGATATGAGTGATATTACCTGGGCCCCTCTTATCCCATTAATTGGCGGATTGCCATTAGGTGCAGAAAAAGCAACAGGAAAACCACCTGAAGCAATTTATTCTTATGAAGGATTTGAGGCTAACGATGGACAATATGTAAATTACCAACAAGAAACACTAGGAAGACCTATTCAATATATTCCAATTGACGAAGGTACAAATACACCAAAGAAAGTTAATCTTGTTGTTGCAACTCCTCCTTGTGCTGGTTTATCTCAATTGAATACAGGTAAAGATAAGAGTAAAAAAGGTGCAGATGCTGAAGTAAATAAATGGATGTATCAATCCGCAATTGACGGAATGACTAAATTTGAAGCAGATGTTATTATCGGAGAAAATGCTCCTGCACTTTATACAAACAAAGGACAACCTGTAGCAGAACGGTTATTAGAACTTGCTCGTCAGCACGGATATGGAATGACTTTGTATAAGACAACAACATCACTTCATGGCGTTCCGCAAAACCGTGACCGAACATTTTATATTTTTTGGCGGGGCGGTAAAGCACCGATTATGAATTGGTATAAAAAACCTCGCAAGAATTTCAAAGAATACTTACAAGAAATTCCAAAGGATGCTACACAACAAGATCTTGTTATTAATAAAATCATTGGACATACTGAACCTTATTATCAGTTTATTCAAAGTAAATTTGAACAGGATGCTAAAGATGTGATTAATGAAGCAGGTCGTAATACTGCATTTTCTTTTGTGCTGAAAAGTGGATTGCTACATGAAGCAAAGGAATGGTTTGAAAAAACAAATAACGAAAAAGGAGTACGACAAGTAAATCATGCTTTGAATAAATTCTCACAAGGATTAGGAATTTGGGATGGTTCAACGCATGTCTTTGGCGAAACAATGAACGCGGTTATTGGACGTAACCTTGTGGATACGATTCATCCTGAAGAAGATCGTTCATTGAATATTCGTGAAGCATTGCATATGATGGCATTCCCACATGATTTTGAACTTGTCGGCGGATTATCAAAAATGAACCACATTGCACAAAATGTGCCGGTATGTACAGCTGCTTCAATGGTTGAGGAAGCAATCAAATTTATTAACGGAGATTTGGAAATGTCCAACGGCGATTTTGTAAAGCAAAACAATCATAACGAAACGATTGATGTTGGATCAGTTGAGCATAATACACTTGAAGAATTTTTTGCTTAATGCTATATACAATTTATTGGAAATATGATATAATGTTTCTAATACATTCAAAAAAAGGATACTTATATGTCTGTAATGGATAAACTCAAAAAGAATTCAAAACTTAAAAACACCGAGGTGCTTTCTAAGTCAAAGTTCTTTACGGATAAAGATATGGTGGCAACAAACGTGCCTATGGTTAATGTTGCGCTATCAGGTTCAATTGATGGAGGTCTGAGTCCAGGTTTGACTGTGCTTGCAGGTCCATCAAAACATTTCAAAACATCATTTGCCTTGCTTATGGCAGGTGCTTATATGAATAAGTATCCTGATGCTGTTATGCTATTTTACGATTCAGAATTTGGTTCACCGCAATCATATTTTGAGTCATTTGATATTGATACTTCTCGTGTTCTTCATACACCTATTACAAATGTTGAGGAATTGAAGTTTGATTTGATTGGTCAACTTGAAGCACTTGAACGTGGTGATAAAGTTATTGTTGTAATTGATTCTATTGGTAACCTTGCATCAAAGAAAGAATTAGAAGATGCTATCAATGAAAAATCAGTTGCTGATATGTCACGTGCTAAAGCACTTAAAGGTTTGTTCCGCATGACAACCCCTTACCTGACAATGAAAGATATTCCTTTACTTGCGGTTAACCATACATATCAAGAAATCGGTTTGTTTCCTAAAGCAATTGTTTCAGGTGGTACTGGCATTTATTATTCTGCTGATAATATTTGGATTCTTGGTCGCCGTCAAAACAAAAAAGGTACAGAAATTACAGGTTATGACTTTGTAATTAATGTTGAGAAATCTCGTTATGTAAAAGAAAAGGCAAAGATTCCAATTTCAGTGTCATGGGAAGGCGGCGTTGAGCAATACTCAGGTTTGCTTGAAGTTGCTCTTGCAGGTGGTTATGTACAAAAACCGAGTAACGGTTGGTATGAAGCAATGGATCCAAAAACAGGTGAAGTATTATCTGCAAACAAAGTACGTGAAGCCGAAACACTTAAAGAAGAGTTTTGGAAACCTGTATTTGAAACAACGGATTTCAAAGAGTTTGTAAAGTCGCATTATACGATCGGATATAAATCTGAAATTAATGAAACCGAATTTGAAGGTTTACTTGAAGGATAAACTAATGTATAATAATATTACGGAGTATGACTATGAAAGAGTTAGTCATATTCCTAACTCTAACCATGACTCATTTAAGATTGTATCTGGTCGATATACAGGTACAATTGTTACTTATGGTGAAGTTGCTATTCAAGAAAAACTTGATGGGTCTGATCCTGTACTCAAGTTTCAATATCAAATTGAGGAGACTCCACTTGATGCCGATGAACTAAAAGATAGCACTGAGTTCAATACATATGTTGGTGACATATTACAACATGTCCTAACAAAAGCTTTAGAAGATAACAATTTTGCAATTGGTGATAAACCTGATGGAACCGAATTTACAGACAACAATTCTGAGGAACTTAGTTAACAATGAAAGCTTTACACGTAAAGTCATTCCTTTTCTAAAGAAGGAGTATTTTGAAGGAACACACCGTGTTGTCTTCAATCAAATTATTCAGTTTGTTGAAAAATACAACAAACTTCCAACAGGTGAGGCTTTATCCATTGAGGTTGAGTCTCAATCTGTTAATGATGCTGAGTATTCAGCTGCAGTTTCAATTATTAAAGAAATTGCAAAAACCGAAGATGTTAATTTTGAATGGTTGGTCGAAAACACCGAAAAATGGTGTCAAGATCGAGCCATACATCTTGCAATTATGAAATCTATAAATATACTTGATGGTAAAGATCAACAGCTAACAAAGAATGCTCTTCCTGAGTTGTTAACTGAAGCTCTTTCTGTTGCATTTGACACAAACATTGGACACGATTATATTGACGACTTTAAAGAACGGTTTGAATTCTATCATAGACAAGAAGAACGCATTCCGTTTGACCTAGATTACTTTAACACAATAACAAAAGGTGGGTTGCCCAATAAAACACTTAATATTGCTTTAGCAGGTACCGGTGTCGGTAAATCATTGTTTATGTGCCATGTTGCTGGATCAGTTCTATCTCAAGGAAAGAATGCTTTGTATATCACAATGGAAATGGCAGAAGAACGTATCGCCGAAAGGATTGATGCGAACTTGATGAATACTCCTATTGACCAACTTCCAAATTTGTCTAAAGACATGTTTGGAAACAAAGTTGCTCAAATTGCAAATAAGACACATGGTAAATTAATTGTTAAAGAATATCCAACAGGTGCAGCTCACGTTGGCCATTTCCGTGCCCTTATGAAAGAGCTGCAATTAAAGAAAAACTTCAAACCTGATATTGTGTTTATTGATTACCTAAATATTTGTTCTTCTTCGAGAATGAAAGGAATGGGTGGTGCGATTAATTCATATTCCTACATCAAGGCAATTGCTGAAGAAATTCGAGGACTTGCAGTTGAATTCGACGTCCCAATTGTCTCAGCGACTCAAACAACTCGATCAGGATATTCAAACTCGGATGTCGGTCTTGAAGACACGTCAGAATCATTTGGATTA